CACCGGCTGGCCCCTGTTCACGGCGAGAACCGTGATGCGGTCGTAGTTGGTCGCGGTCAGGATCTGGCCGTCCATCTGCCGGAACAGCTTCTCGTCGATGTCGCACGCCGTCGCGTCAGGCGTTCCCCCCGTCACCTCGTTCGACACCCAGATGTCGAACTGGAACAGGTACCGCTCGTGCATGTCGCCGGAGAACCGACGATTCACATCGGCGTTGTCGGCGAGCCCGAACACACAGAGCGGCAACGCGGACTGCTCCGGAGCCTCCAAGTGGTACACGCGGCCACCGACCGACTCGTGGAACGAACCTGCCCCGGTCGTCGCGACCGCTCGGTCGAACACGCACTTGACGATGTTCGCGACGGTCACGACTTCCTCCCCAGCTTGGCGATCTCCGCAGCGATCGCCGCGACGATCATCGGCTTCGCCTTCGGCCTGACGATCGCGATCGACGGACGGATGTATGGACGCGGCGCGACCGTGCCGTCGCCGAACTCCAGACGCCTCGCATACTCGACCGACGACCCGACCCGCAGGATGAACTTGGAATCGCCCTTCGTCCGGTTCGGGTTGCCGAAACCGGTCTGCCACGAACGGCGAAGGTTCCCCGTGTCGGCCGCCGGCGGCTCCCCGGGTGCCGACGCCTTGTGCATCCCTAGCTTACGGAGGCTCTGGTTCTTGAGCCCGCGCGAACGACGCGAGCGAAGGAGCGCCGTCGCCTGCGACCTGCTGACGTACGCGAACCCCGGCCCGAACCTTGCACGGATGCCAGCCTTCGCCAAGTCCCGCACGACCGCCGCCTTCGGCTTACCGCCACGGAAGTAGACGCGGCCACCGCCCGGCCTCGACAGCATCTCGCGAACCGTCTTGCCCAACTCGATCGAGACGTCGTTCACGCCCTCGACGACTCCGCGCATGATCGCCTGCCGGATCCGCTCGGGGTTGAAATGGAGGCCGGCGCTACTCATTGTTCTGGTCCCTCGTCTCGTTGAGACCGACGATCATGTAGGCCAACGCATCGCCAGACTGCCGCTCGTCGGGAACCCGAACTGAGTCGACCCGGTAGTGCCTGTTCCCGAAGTCGATCAGGTCCTTGTTGAGCACGTCCGTCCCGATCTCGCAATACCCGGTCGCGTCGTACTCCGACCGCTCAGCGCCGTACTTGAACACCGTTTTGCCGCCGCGAGGCTGGATCAGCATCGTGACGCTCGTTGTCGCCTCGCTGGCGATCTTCGTCCCGCCGAGCGTCGTCTGGCCGAACGTCAGGCGGCGGCGCGTGACCGTCCTCCCGTACTGCTGGATCAGCCCGGCAACGATCATCGGATCTCCCTCCATCCGCCGAGGAGCCGTTCGAGCATGTCCCCTTGGGCGTCACGGACCGCGCTCGTGTACGAGTAGTCTCCGAGCGTTTCCGAGTCCACGTTCGCGTCTTTGAAGCGTGCTTTGTACGCGGCACCGACCAACTCCAGGCACGCCTGAACGATGTCGTACGGGACCGTGGCGTACCCGGCGTTGTAGTCCACCACGACCGTCTGACGCTCGCACCCGAACCCCGAGTCGTCGTCGTCCATCTCCCACGAGAGCGTCGACCTGCGCGGGAGGTGGAGGATCCCGGTCGAACGCTCCAACCTGTATCCGGCACCCGTCACCGACGGGCAGGTTAGGTACACAGGGCGGTCCTTCACGTCCGACGGCCCGCCCGGATGGAGGTACCTCGACGGGAACGACACCGACACCGACGCCGAGAACCCCGTCACGGCCGCGATCGCGGTCGCGAGGTCGTCCGTCCTCGGGTTGCTCGCGAACGTCACCGTCGAGGTCGTGTTGGTGGAACCGGCCGACGTGTTCCGGACGAGCACGATCGAATCATCCTGCGTCTCGACCGTCGCGCTCGCGTCCGTCGATCCTGACGACGCCGACACCGTCACGGCCACCTGAGAGCCGAACCCGACGAACCGACACGAGTTCACCGGGTACTGTCTGAGCAACAGCGTGTTCGACCCGTCCGGGTCGTAGAACTCGATCCGGTCTCTCGCCTTGACCTGCCGCATGAGGTACTGCTCGATGCGCGCCGTCGTGGCGTTGATGAGGTTCTCAAGGATGGTGTCGTACGTCGTGACGGAGATGCCGAGCCAGTCCTTGGCTTCCTGCAACGTCACGAGAGCGTAGGTGTCGAGAGCCATTGTTCACCGCGACCAGACCGGCTGGCCGTCCTTGTAGAAGTCGTTGAGGTACTGGTGCCGCGCCTGCCAGTTGGCGTCAGGCCACGTCACGACGCCTTGGAAATGGCCGATCTTTACCCGGTTCGCCTGATGGACCTTGAGACCGGCCTCGGCCCACCGCCGCCAGAAGTGGATGTCGTCGTCGGTCCTGCCCTCTCCCCACGTCCCGTCCGGCGCTGGATGTCCGAGGAACCACGGGTGCTTGAGTTCCCGTAGCTTCGATGCCCGGATCAGCGTCAGACCGAAGTGGCCCGTCGCGCACTCAAGGACTTCCTTGTCCATGTCGGCGCGGTCGATGTGGGTCTTGTTGACGCCGTTCTCGCCCCTGACGGTCGTGAGGATGAACGGGCTCTCGCGCTTCGACTGAACGGCGAACAGCGCGTCGCAGTCGTTCCGAAGCGCCGTGCGGTAGAGCTGCATGACGTGCTGCGGGTGGAAGATCGAGTCGTAGTCGACCGTGAGGATCCACTCGCACGTCGGTATGTCGATCTGCTCGGCCATCACCCGTTCGAGGCACTGCCCCCAGAACGCGCCGCTCGTCTTGATGAACGGCATGTCGAACACCCGCGACGCCGTCACGACGGACAGGAAGTTGTCCGTGAACCCCACGCGCGGCATCGACATGACGATGTGGACGTTCGGGAGGCTCTTGATGTTGTCCAGCGGCTTCCGACACTGAACGTTCAGGCTGCACGGATGCGAGCTGCAATCCTTCCAGTCAGACGCGAACCGCCCGAACTCCTCCATGTGGAGGTGCTTGCAGCACAGCTCCTCCAGCTTGTGGAAGTTGAACAGCGCCTTGTGCTGGTCGGTCTCGTCGGTCTGGCCGCCGAGGATGTACGCCTCCCACTTCTCGTCTCCGTCGAAGCGGTGATCGATCAGCCAATCTATGTCCGGAACGGCGATCTTGAGAAGCCCGCCCGGCTTGAGCTTGTTGCGCCAGTGGCGGATGGTCGCCATCGTCTCGGCGCGGGGGAAGTGCTCCAAGACGTGCGACGCGCGGATCTCGTCGACGCTGTCGTCCTCGTACGGGAGCGCGCGGCAATCGACCCCGCTCTTGATGTCGAGGTTGACGTAGTCTGGCATCGGGGCATCGCCCGCCCCGACGTTCAGCCGGATGGTTGTCTTCTCTTGGGTCATAAATCCCAGCGGGGCGTTTCCGCCACGCTGGGGGTGTTGGTTGATGTCAGCTCGGGTTGACGACGAAGAGCGCGCCGGTGTTGGTGCCGGACGGAGCAGCGTCGGCGCGTCCGAGGATCGCCACGACGGACTGGAGGCAGGTCGTGCCGCCGGATCCGCCACCTTCGATGAGGGCGCGGAGGTACCGCTTCTTGCCCTTCATGTCGAGATGGAACTTTGCGAACATCGAGGTCGTCGACGACGCGGCGACCTGGGTCGGGTATCCGCTCGTCGATGTGGTCGCGGTGTAGCCGCTGATGTTGCCGAAGTTTGTGGCGTCGGTCGTGTCGGCGTGCTGGATCTTCACCGAGCCGGGGATCGACGCCGTCGATGCGACGCCGTGGGCGTGCAGCGTGATGAGAACCTCGTCGTACCCGAGCGTGTCGAGCGTGTTCGAGGTGATGGTCCCGTTCGTGGCGACGCTCTGCGGCACCGCCATGATCTGGACCTTCGCGTTTTGCAATTCGAAAGACATAGTCTTGTGTCCTTTCGGCGGGGCCGGAGCACGGTGCCCCGACCCCGCGAAGAGAAGAGGTCAGGCCACGATGAGCGCGACCAACGGGCCGGCCTTCTGGTCCGCATCGGTCGAGGTGTTGTTGCCGATGTCGTGGACGTTGAAGGTGAAACGCTCCGTCGCCTTGTAGGCGATCTCGTCGTTCTCCCAAGCGTTCCCGCCAACGTCGGTCGTCTTGAACACGATCCCCTTGCGGAGACCCATGTCCACGGCCAACGACATGTCGCCGTAGAACGCATCGACCGTGTCGGCCGTCGCGCTCGTCGGGAGGTTCTGGCAGAACACGACAGGATCGCCCATGAACATCGGGGTCGAGAGGCCGGTCGCGACATCGACGAGCGTCGATCCGCCGGCACTCACCGAGAGCCGCTCAAGCGCCTCGTGGTAGAACGTCTTGTTGCAGAAGATCGCCTGACGGCCGCGGGCCGCGTACGCCGGGAGCTTCGCACGCCACGCCAGGATGCCCGGAAGCGTGATCGACGAGTAGGTAGATCCCGTGCCGCTCGCCGTCGAGTCGTAGATGCCCTTCGAGTTCGCCACGGTGCCGAGGTTCAGGAACGCATTGCGCAACCCGACCTCGCCGTGGTACGTCGAGGTGCCGTCCGCGATGAACAGGCAGTTGTCCTCAGCGAGGGCGAACGCCTCGTTGATGTCGCGTGCCGCCTCGTCGCCCACCATGATCGCGGCATCGTCCGAAAGCTCCTGCGTGAGGTAGCCGTCGA